TTACTGACGAAGTTATTTTGGCTCTGGGTGAATCAGTTTTGCCGGAAGATGAGTTATTTGACCGGATATGGCAAGCCACCAAGCATTGGGACCTTGATAATGGTAAAAGTGTTGAAGGATGCACTGGTTATGCTGGCATGAGTGGCGATGATGTTAGATTGATAATTGCTGCTATAACAGAACCAGTTGAAAAAATAAAGGAGAAAATAAATGGTTGAAGAAGCAGCAGTAGCGCCAGTTTTTCTGGATGGCATAGAATCGCAATATCATAGTGTAGTAGAGCCTTTTACAGACAAGAACAGTCTTGCTAAGGGTTATAGCGAGCTATCAACCAAGATGGGTACGGCTGTTCAGATACCTACTGAACAGTCCACGCCGGATGAGGTGCGGGCTTTTTATCAGATGGCGGGCTGCCCTGAAACTAAGGACGGTTATGATTCTTTTGAAGCCACCGAATTACCCGAAGGCATGACTCACAACCAAGAATTTGAAATGACCATGCGGGGTATTGCGCACGAGGCTGGAGTAACCAAAGCGGCAATGTCAAGGTTGGTCAAGGCTTTTAACGCCTACCAAATATCAAGATTTGGCCAAGTTAAAGATGAGAATACAAGGCTTGTTGCCGAAGGTGATAAAGCTCTGCACGAAAAATGGGGTGTAGATTATCCCAAAAACTTTGAGATTCAGGAACGTGCTTGTGTAGAATTGATACCAGATGAGGAACTTAGAACGAAATTCGGTGAACTCATCACCGCCAAGAGTTTGAGAAACAACCCGGTATTCGCCGAAGTATTCTTAGGGATTGGTATGAGTATGCTTGACGATACTCTGACAAAAGGCAGTCAAGTCGTCAATAAAGATGATTACGTTCCCGCCAATCCTAAATCGCCTGAGATGTACGAACATGGCGATGACGATGAATCTAAAAAGGCAAGGGCTCATTTCCGAGCTAAAGGTCATGTATATGCAACAAAGGATTAATATTTTGAATACGGATATTCGCTTCCGGAAGGGCAGAGCGAGTCCATTGAATCTCAGGTAGCCTTAAAGGTCTGAGTAGCACACTGCGCTTAAACAGTCATTTAGCCGATGCAATAGGCAGAAGCAGTCCGACAAGAACGGGTAGCTCCTTCGATGTAAAAACTCGAAAACTTTTTTAAGGAGCTATGAAATGGCTATAACAGCAGTAAATTTAGACGATAGAGAAAATCTGCTTCTGGCTGCGAGGATGACCCACGATAATCAAACGATTAAAGTGGCTGAAGTCCTTAACGAGACTAACGATGTAATTGCGGACGCGATTACTCAGCGAGCAAACGATATTACTTCACACGTAATAGCCCGAAGGACGAGACTCCCTGCCGTGAACTGGGTCAAAGTCGGTAACGGCTGGAACGCTACTACCGGTCTTTTGAATCAAGTTCGTGAACAGATGGGTATGCTCAAGGCGAGGTTCCTTGCCCCTGAAGATGTAATGCGTATTCAGGCCAACCCCGCCATGTACCGTGCTAACCAGGAACGGGCCTACATTGAGAGTATGGGTCAGGAGTTTTCCAATACTTTCTTCGGTAATTGGGCTGCTGGCTCGCTTTCCCCCGCCGTGGAACCTCCGGAAGAGTTTGCCGGACTGTCTTTGCGGTACAACACGTTGAGTACGGCACAATCGAGTTACGTTATCTCTAACGGAAATACCGCTGGTAATGATAACACTTCGATATGGTTCGTTCAGTGGGCAATGGATAAAATCTATACGATTTTTCCACGCAATACGGTTGGTGGCGGTATCAAGAAACAGGATATGGGCCTTGTCTATACCCTTGGCGATAACGCTTCGGCGACCGCTTCCCAGAGGAACAACCAGTTGTGGGCGTTCATCAGCGAGTTTAGCTGGGACATCGGTATCTGTATCGAAGATACCCGTGCCGTTAAGAGGCTGTGTAATATCGATACCGTTAGGGGCCAGACTTTTACTCTTAACGAAGACTTTATTATTCAAATCAAGAACAACTTCCGGGGTAATGAGACTGTTTTTATGTACGTCAACGAGACAGTATTTACACAGCTTGAAATTCTCGCTAAAGACAAGGCGAATGTGCGCTGGGAATCAAACACTCCCTTTGGCGAATCTCAATTAATGTTTGGCCCTATGCCGGTAAGGCGCAGCGATGCTATTACTGATGTCGAGGGCATAATTGCATAAGGAGAATAAATTATGGCGATTTTTGATGCTATGTTTGAATTTTTGGACGACGGGCAATTGATTGGTACAGATACCACCGATTATAACGCGGCCACAGCCAAGGAGCTTGACTGGATAAACTCCGGCCTTGAAATGGGTGCGGGTAATCCGGTCTGGCTAAATATCAGGGTTGGTACGACAGCTTATTCCGGTGGAACATCGGTCGATTTCAAATTATTTGCAGATGACACTTCCGAAGGGCACGACTCCAATAGTCTTATCGTATTGGCGTCCGGGGCAAGAACAGTTGGTGTGTTGATTGCCGGTGCGTGGGTACTTAGAGTGCCTTTGCCTGTTGATGTAGACGCTGAGCGATATTTACAGGTTGGTGCCACTTTTGTTGGCACTGTAGCCGCTGGCTCTATTAACGCATGGTTAGACCACGGCCCGCAGTCGAGTTACGATACGCAGGTTTCAGAATCTAATATATAGGTGAGAATATGTATATGGGCAGGCCGATTCTGGTAGGTGTCCCTTTGGATGCTGATTATAAAATTGACGCCCGGATTGCAAGTACGCTTGCAGATTGGGATTTGAATGAAAAAGTGGAAATCTTTTTCTCGTCAACTAATTTTCCAGAACTCGGCAGGGATAAGATTGCTCAATATGCCAAGCACAGAATCCCGAAACCTTCTCACGTATTGTTTCTTGACGCTGATGTTTTACCGAGGAAGACTACTCTTGATAAACTTCTTAAACATGACAGGGATATTGTTATGGGAGTGTACCCGATTTCTCGCAACGGGGAACTCAAATGGAGTATATCGAGGGCAGATACTTATAAGCCAATGGCAATAGATGAATTACCCCGAACACCGTTCAAAATATCTTCGGGCGGCTTTGGGATAGTTTTAGTCAAGTATGAAGTGTTTGAAAAACTTGACTGGCCTTACTGGAAGAATATCTTTGTGCCCGGTGATATAGAAATGGGCGAAGATATATATTTCTGTAAAAAGGCCAGGCAGGCTGGCTTTGATATATGGTGCGACCCCAAGGTGAAATGCAGCCATATTAGAATGGCAAATTTACTAAATATAATAAAGGAGAACAACAAATGAAAAAGTATTTGATTATCTTACTTGCGCTTTTTATGGCTAATCCGTGCTTTGGTTATGCAAGGGCCGCTAACGCAAGGGCGACTTTCCGGAACGGCTATGCCTGGAGCGGTCATCCTTCAAAAGACCTTGCTACTCAATGGGCGCAAGGGATTGAAGGCCAGGCGGAGGTTGGAGGCCGTCTCGGAACCGGCTCTGTCTGGTATGTCGATTCGGGCGTTTCAGCCTCTGGCAGCGGCACAAGCTGGACTGATGCAGTATCTACTCTGGACGCTATCTTTGCCTTGATTACCTCTGATGGCGGGGCCAGTCGTGGCGATTGGGTCATGGTGGCCGAAGGCCATAACGAAGGCGGTTCAACCGCAGCTATTTTTGATGCTGATGTAATTGGTGTTACCGTTGAAGGCAAGGGAGTAGGTTCTCTAAAACCTACTTTTGACTTTGACGGCGCTACTGCTACCTGTGCTATTGGTGCTGATAATGTGACTTTAATTAATTTAAGGTTCAGGGCCAGTACGACAACCGTAAAGGGCGAGATTGCCCAAAACGATTTGACCAGAGCGTTGACGGTAGATGCAGGTGCAGATTATGCACATATCATAAGTTGTGATTTTGGTTTCAGGGAATCTTCCGGTGACGAGTTTCTTTATGCACTTGTTATTGGGGCTGCAACTGGAACTGTTGTCGAAGATTGTTTCTTTGATTCCGGCGAAGAGGCCGCTGCCGCCGCTATTGTTTTTGCGGGTTCTGATTTAACGGTTCTGCGAAACAATAAAATTATCGGGGACTATACTATTGCCGGTATTTATTC